GTAGGAGTATCAGCAGTAACGTTCCTACCACCACGATATGTTATTGTATGATTATATCCTTTCGGTAATATTGAATAAGAGTTGTTTGCGTTAGGGAAGACACCATATAATGCAGGCTGTGGTAAGTTATCAGCAACCTGTGTTAGTGCTCTACTAACTGTGTTCAAGTTACCAGTTGTAACAGATCCACCACCAGATACAAAGTCATTGTCTGGATTGTGTGCAGGATTATTAACTGGTGCAGATGCATTAGCAATACCAACAGTAGGTGCTACAGTATATCCTGAACCTGGACTATTAATAGTGACAGCAGTAACAACACCATCAACCACAACTGCGGTTGCAGATGCACCAAGTCCTCCACCTCCAGTGAAGGTAATTGTTGGTAAATCTAGAGGGTTGTATCCGTGACCACCGTTGGTAACAGTAACACTTTGTATACCACCACCAGTAAGTGAGATAGTTGCAGTTGCAGTTGCACCAACACCATCTCCAGTAAGGACTACGGTAGGTGCTACTGTGTATCCAGAACCAGCTTGATCAATGTTAATACCTGTGACAGCACCACCAGTTAGTGTGATAGTTGCTGATGCAGCAGCGTCTACTCCACCACCACCTGAGAAACTAACAACAGGTGCTACAGTATATCCTGAACCCTGTTGACTTAGAGTAAGGTTAGAAACATATCCAGATGTTCCAGCTTTAGGGAATGTACCGTAAAGACCTGGAGCAGGATGATTGTCACTAACAAGATTAAATAATCCACCTTCTTTATGGTATGCAGCAGTAGGTGATCCAGCAGATGTTACCCATACATCAGAAATCACATCCTGAGATATAATACCAATAGGAGTACGAACTTGAACTAAATTACCAATAACAGGGTTGAACCTAGAAAATTCAGATCCCAAGTTAAATGTTATAACATTACTTGCTTGACCTACCGCAACAGTAAGGTTAACACCATCTAGTGTTATCTCATCTAGACTGTTATTAGGATAGGTCTGAACACTACCACCACCAAATTCATAACTAACAGGTGATGCATTACCACCATTATATTGACGACTGTAATCCCAATCAAGTGGTCTACGTAACCAAGCTTTTGCTAACTTAGGAAGTGATTGACCACCTTCATAAGTATAATTCTGAAGATATGCCATCTTCGTAGCCCACTGGAGTAGAATACCAGCAACAATAGGACCAGAGAATGATGTACCATCAGTACAAGCATAGTAAGAAGAACTTACTTGGTTGTATACAGTATTACTATTCCAATAGTATTGTGGGACATATACTGATTCACCAGGAGCACTAGTAGTAATAGTACCGTAGTTAGAGAACGCAGAGAATGTATTAGCCCAAGATGTAGCACCAACGGTTATCTTACCATCGAGACTCTCTTGTCCAATCTCCATATTCCACTTGTTATCCTTCGGACCATTAGAACGAACACCAGGTAAGAATTTACCTTGATATCCTTCATAGGATGAACCACCTATTGTATAGAATCCATTACCAGCAGAACGTACAAGAATGATGTGGTTAGCTACAAGATAGTTCTCATAGTCATCAAACAATGTGTCACTACCCAATCCAGTATCAAATCCAGGTTCGTTCTTAGGAACATAAGGATATGAAGGACCAGGTGCTGTTGTTCCTAATGATGCGTTAACAATGGCAGGTCTATAGTTACCTTTCCAATTAGCGTGAGCAGGATTATTGTGATTAACAATTGCTAAGATAGCATATGCAAATCTACTTGAAAATGTTGAGTACTCAGATCCTAATTCATTAAAAACTTTTAGAGAATATATTTTAGACTTCTTGGATACACCAAAGGTTCTACCAGCAGCAAAGATAGCACACTCTGTACCGTGACCTGAATCATCCTCATTACTATTTGCTACACCGTTGAGTGTGATACCTGAGTTATACCCTGGAACCTCATACACACGATAATTTGCTTGTTCTGTCGCACCATTTAAATCAGATGCGTAATCTGGGTGATACAATTCTGGGTGTAGGTTAGCACCAGCAGATCCAGTTGGTCTGCTACATCCACGAACACCAGTGTCAATAACATATAAGTCTGAATTCTCTCCGTCTTCGGTCAATGAATATAGACCATATCCTAAACCATCCTGATACTGCGAAATTCTTTGTAAGTACCACTTATTAAACAACGTAAACTTCATCGATCTTGTCGTTGAAGGTAACGAAGAACCTGAAAGACCTAAGCCTGGAGTAGTATCTTCATAAAGATATAGTTCTAAAGGTGTAGTTGCAGTAATTGGAATAGCGATGTAAGCACCATTACCATTGCCACCACTGTTACCAGAGCCAGGAGTACCAACTCTTACAACACCAGTAGTATATTCTACACCACCATTATGTACACCATCTGGAGTAGTAGAAAAGCACCACTTATAGTTTAAGTTAGAAGCATCTCTTACCCAAATATAAACTACAGTACCTGGAACTAGGTAATCTATCTGATAAGATTCATAGACCAAACCACCAGCATAGTATGCTAATTTAGGACCAAAGCTACCATTATTAACAACACCTTCATAGGTTGGAGTGGAAGTACTTCCAGTGTAGGGAACAACATTACCATATGCAAAGGGATCTACCTGAACTTCTAAGTTTGGAATACTATCGCCTTCTTGCGCAATTGCAGTAGCAATTTCTGTTCTTGTAGGGGAATTAAATGTTAAAGTACCGTGCTCAGTCTTAGGGTCTGTTACTGCGTCTGGAGGGGGAGTTACTTCTGCGGAAAATTTTGTTGCGTCTGCGTGATTAATATGCGACTCTGGGTTCATCCAGTGTGATATAGCTTCTTCAGTTGCTGATACGTCATCTTTTGGGATTCTAATCTCTTTATCCCAACGAGCACCTATTACTTCAGGAAAATCTACGTTACTCTTTAAAACTTCAATATAATTCTGATCCTTTCCAGGAAAATCCAAAAACACTTGGTTAAGTGCTCCAAGATCGTGTGCCTCTATCAGCGACGTAAAACGTTGTTTCGCACGTTCAATGACGGCTCTTGTATCGGTCTCTTTCGATACCGTAACAATAAGTCTGCCTTCCTCTTTTTGCATTATTCCAAAAGTAAGTGGTACTTTCCCTAAGTGTTATTTAGTAAGCTTTATAACGCATCAAAGCATTCAGTTGTTCATCCAAAGTTCTTGTCATACCATAATGAGGATCATCAGGAGAGGTTGCGTTAGGATAAAGTTTATGTAGTTCAGTTTTTGTCTCATAATTAAGGGTTGCAATCCGTCGATCATCATCACAACGGAACATTGATGTAGTCCAAAAAACAGCTACGTTTCTTTCACCAGATGTTACCTCTTTGACCATATGCCTAGTTCCAGTGGGATAACTAAATGCCCATCCAGCAGGTAATTTAACTTCAAGAGTTTCAGTACCGTGCTCTAAGACTAGTTCTCCTCCTTCATATTCATCTGGTTCGTTTAAAAATACAGTTGTACTAAAATCAGTTCTTGCTTGACCACCCATAAAAGGTGAGTCGCAATGCCAATTATAATGCATACCCTCGGTATACTTAACGAATAAAGCTACGGTACTGGTACAGCCCCACATATAAAAATTGGGTACTGTATGCTTCTGAAAATTATCCCAGATTATATTCCAAGCAGCCTTACTGTGCTCATCCTGCATCTCAACATTGTTTTTGATTTTCTTGTCATTAGCACCAGTCTTGGCACCATCAGTAAAATCAGAGAAACCATAAAAATCTTGAACGTGTTTAAGATTAACATCATTCAATAGCTCATAACGAAAAAACATAATTAGGGCACAAATGTAGCGTCAGTAGGGGGAACTGGCCAACCAGTAAAGTTATTATAATCATATGGATCTGCTTGTTGAGACGGGAGATCTCTTAAACGTTTCCTGTATGTCTTCCAATTATCTTTAACTCTAGCAGCAGCAGGTACTTGAGCTGGAGGATCAGCAGCATAATGTTCCCATATATCTTCCAACATATAGAAATCAGTGTCTTGCATTAATTGATCTCTCATAGCACGAAGTGCTAGAAGATTCTCTGGAATTTGATTGTCAACGAAATATTTTCTCTGGTTCTCTGCATCAAGTGCTGCTTGTTGCTCCGCATTATATGCAGTTTCGTACGTTGTACGAAGAGGAGTCAACGTGTTAACCAAAGTAGTTGCTTCATTAACCTTTGTAGAATCATTAGTAGTAATAGCTACTTCACCACTTAGATCCTTATTTTCGGCAAGATACCAAACTGCTTCACCTACTGGATTATTTTCTTTCCAATAGTGAAGGCAAGTTAATTCATCTACACCAGCAACGTGGAATGTACCATTAATGGCAGGAAGAACTGTACTAGTCCAATCACTATCAGAGATAACAAATCCCTGTTGCTTACCAGTTGAATTTTTACCGCCGATAATTTTACTATCTACCCAGATAGTGAAATCGGCTTCTCCAAAATTACGAGCCATTTAATAGATACCATCCTGTCAATATGTATTTATCACCTGATAAAACTGTATTTCCCTTGTGTGTATGCGTAAAACCAGCAGGCCATACAACACAGGTTCCCCTTGTAGGTTTAATCCTTCTCTTCTGATCAAAAAATTCTGTCTCACCACCATCTTCTACATCATTTAAGTAAATCATCCAAACTAAAACACGTGGAGAATGAGATAAACCCATTGCTTCATAGTGCCATACGTGATAACCACCACCCTCAGGAGTATGCTGAAACTTGATGACACTACTCATCATCGTTTCTGTTTCTAACTGTGGATACTTAAAGATATAGTGTTGGGTAATCGATTTAAGATATTGTAAGGTAACGTTCTGTAAGGTAGGATTATTATGATTGATTAAAATTTGCTTATCATATCTACCAAGAGAACCTTGCGGAAACTGTACTCTACCATCAGCAACAGTTGTAGAATCTAACTTAGGAGTAACTATATCCGCAGCCTGCTCTAAAGTATCATACCAGTCAATATACTGCTGGCATAAACCCTCTGGCATTAATCCTGGCCAGACTCCAATGAAATCACTGAACTCTGATTCTGTAACCTTGGAGTCTAACATCAACTCCATAGGTTTTATTGGTGCTAAATCCATAACAAATCTACTCTAAGAGCAGTATAACACATTTATGGATCTCCGTCACCTGGTTCCCACACATCATTAATATCACTAGTATTTAAATCACCGCCTGGCATCGTGATTGAGAATGTCGCTGTAGCAGCAGTGTTATGACCTGTAGAAGGACCACTGAAGTCAGCAACGTTACAATGTGCTGTAAGATCTATAAAGTCATCATCTGTCTGACCTGATGGTAGATCTTCTACAAGGAATTTACCATTGATAACTCGTGCCTTCAACTCACCTGAGTTAGAAGCACCACCAGCACCGATGATATTCAATATACTTGTACACGTCCAAGTAGTACCAGCATTAATTAATGCAGGGAAGACATCAATATAACCTTGATTACTAACTCCTACTGTGCTAAAGTTATATGTTGTTTGAGGAGAGTTACCTACTCCAAAGTTAGATCCAGTAAAGTATGCTGTATTCTGCCAATCGCTATACCTAGCAATTCTAAACTGAAGAGCAACAAATCTGTATCCAGAAATTGCAACCATTCCAGCAGTGTTAGATGCTTCTACTTTAATGATTCCCTTTCTCTTAGAAGCAGAGATTGCATCCACACCACCAAGAGAGTTACCATTCTCACTAGGCATAGGAACAACACTACTCCAAGTACCTGTAGCATTGTTACCAGTGCTACCTAAGTTAGTATTAACACCATCATTCGATGGGTTTGTACCACTATCTGTATATGTTCCCCAGTAAATACCACCCCAAATAGTATTAGCA